TATCATTATATGCCCAACGGCAAGCTAATGAAAGGTACTACACATGGCCGTAAGAAGAAAAAGAAGAAGAAGTAAAGCTTCTGCCAAAAAACGTAATATACCTACTAATAAAAAGTTATACGCAAGGATAAAAGCAAAAGTTAAAAGAAAATTTGCAGTTTATCCTTCTGCGTATGCTAATGCATCTCTTGTAAAACAATACAAGGCAGCAGGAGGCAAGTATAGACGTGGCTAAAACTGGATTAAAAAAATGGTTTGGCCAAAAGTGGGTAAACATAGGAGCCAAAAAGAAAAATGGGAGCTACCCTAAATGTGGTAGACCAAAAGGTAAATTAACTGGAAAAGGTTATCCCAAATGTGTACCTGCAGCAAAAGCTGCTAGAATGACTAAGAGTCAAATTAGATCAGCTGTCAGCCGTAAAAGGGCTAAGAAACAGGGAGTTGGTGGTAAACCCACAAACGTAAAAACTGTTGTAAGGAGAAAACGACGTGGCCGTTAAAAGAAAAAGAACTGTCAGGAAAAAAGATTCAAGATTGAAAAGAGTGGGCGTATCAGGGTATAATAAACCAAAGCGTACGCCCAATCACCGTACAAAGTCCCATGTAGTTGTAGCAAAAGTTGGAAAACGAGTTAAGACTATAAGATTTGGGCAACAAGGTGTGTCAGGAGCAGGAAAATCTCCAAAATCAACGGCACAAAGAAAACGTAGAGCTTCATTCAAAGCTCGTCATGCCAAAAATATAGCTAAAGGCAGAATGTCAGCAGCTTATTGGGCAAATAAAGTAAAATGGTAAACAAAATTAAAGAAACAGCTTTAAAAGTTTGGAATATGGTAAATGGTAAAGATAAAAACCTAGATGGTAAAGTCGATATTCATGATGCAATGTTAGAAGCTAAAGAAAAAGCAAAGAAAAAACAGGAGAAGTAAATGAACTACAGATTATACGCAGCAGAAGCTGCCTGTGGTACTACTGTCGGAGCAGCCTCTACTTTTGCAGACTCAACTGAAGTAAGACTATTTAATAATAGTAATGCTAATCAGTTAGTAACCGTAGCAAACGCAGCAGATGTAACACTAGGTACAATGACATTAGCAGATGGAGAAGTAACATTCCTCATGAAAGACCCAACTGACCAAATATTTGCCGCAGCAGCGACAGTACTAGGTACACCAGTTAAATATAGCTAATGCTAGATAATTGGCTAAAAGATGTTGCAGAAACCGCAGCAGTTACTCTTGATGTATTAAACAAGAAAGCTGAAACCCGCGGTGTTGTAACTCATGCTGATGAAACGGTACAAAGTTTGTGTATGGGGTACTTATACTTATTACACTTATGCGACCAGCAAGGTGTACTAGAAAGGCGTGATATAGAAACGCTCACAGATACAATTAAAAAACATACAACCATTCACTAAATATGCTAGACATCAGTAGAACAGATATTATTAGCTCTGACTTAATGAAATTTGACCAAGCCGAAAGGTTTATCAAACTTCCTATATCAGAGTATATGAATCTATTAGGTATTGAACCTAATAGCTCGCAGAAGGCATTAATCAATGCCATTAATAATCCAAAGTATAGATTCGTGTGTGCCGCCTTATCAAGGCGTCAAGGAAAAACATATATAGCAAATGTCATTGGACAGCTTGTATCACTCGTGCCGGGCTCTAACATATTAATTATGTCACCGAACTACTCACTTTCACAGATTTCTTTTGACTTACAAAGACAGTTAATTAAACACTTTGATTTAGAAGTTACAAAAGATAATGCAAAAGATAAAGTTATAGAACTATCTAATGGTTCTACTATACGTATGGGTTCTGTAAATCAGGTGGACTCTACAGTTGGTAGAAGTTATGATTTAATCATTTTTGACGAAGCAGCATTAGCTGATGGCAAAGATGCTTTCAATGTAGCACTTAGACCTACATTGGATAAAGAAAATAGTAAAGCAGTATTCATTTCAACTCCAAGGGGGCGAAATAACTGGTTTGCCGACTTCTACCACAGAGGGTTTAGTGATGAGTTTAAAGATTGGTGTTCAATTCGAGCAACATACCATGAAAACCCAAGAATTAGTGAACAAGACATACATGAAGCTAAGAAAGCTATGTCAACAGCAGAATTTTCACAAGAGTACTTAGCTGACTTTAATACTTATGAAGGACAGGTCTGGAATTTTAATTTTGAAACCCAGGTTGGAGACTTCGAACAGTTAGATACTAGTAAGATGGATGTATTTGCTGGCCTTGACGTAGGTTACAAAGACCCAACAGCATTATGTGTGATAGCATATGATTGGGACGAACAAAAATTCTATCTAATCGATGAGTATATGGATGCTGAAAGAACTACTGAACAGCATGCTATAGAAATCAATAAAATGATAAACAAGCATAATATTGATTATATTTACATCGATTCAGCCGCACAGCAAACTCGTTTTGACTTTGCACAAAATTATGATATCAGTACTATAAACGCTAAAAAATCTGTTCTAGATGGTATAGGACATACTGCAGGTATCATAGACAATGACTTTTTACACATCGACCAAAGATGCTCTCAAGCACTATCATGTGTAGACCAATATCAATGGGACCCCAACCCTAATTTAATGAGAGAAAAGCCAAAACATAATATGGCAAGTCACATGGCAGATGCACTTAGATATGCGCTGTACACATTTGAGACATCAGCAGGAACATTTTAAACAAACAACCTACCAAAAAATTATTCTTGACAAAAAGGTGAAATTTTGGTATAATTTTCAGTAATAGGAATTTATGGATTTAAAAAGAGATTTAGTCAAGTACGTACGCGACAAAGCAAAATCAGGATATAAAAAAGAGACCCAATGCTATATTTGCGGGGAAACAGATAACCTGGACTTTCACCACTACTACGGAATGACCGAGTTACTATACACTTGGATGAAGCTTAACAAAATAACGATTACTTCAACCGATGAAATAATGAATCTTCGAGAACAGTTTATAGAAGAACACCTCACCGAAGTATACGATGAAGTAGCAACACTATGTAAAACCCATCACATAAGATTGCATAGTATATATGGAAAGAGACCAAAACTAACAACAGCAATGAAACAAAAACGATGGGTGGAGATACAGAGAGACAAATATGGCATGGTATGATAGATTCTTAGGAAGAGATGATGATGAGAAGTTAAATCCTGCTCAGACTTTCATTGGTTTAGAAGAAGGACTAGCAATAGATACTCGTGAAAAGAAAGATAATTATCGCTCTGCTTACGAAGAACTAGAAGTAGTTAATAGAGCCGTTAACATGATTGTTGACGATAGTGCTGATATACCTTTTGATGTTGGAGAAAAAATACAAGGTATTACTCCAATCGTGGCAAATGTTCGTAGAAGTCGTGTAGACTTATTACTAAATAAAGAGCCAAACCCTTTTCAGGATATTAATAGTTTTAAGAGAAATCTAATTATTGATTTACTGATTGATGGTAACATTTTCATATATTATGACGGTGTTCACCTCTATCATCTACCTGCACAAAACGTTACCATAGAAGCAGATACTGAAACCTATGTTAACAAGTATGTATATGATGGTCATATAGACTACACCCCGAAAGAAATTATACATATTAAAGAAAACTCATTTCATTCAATCTATAGGGGTGTACCTAGACTTAAAGCAGCTTACAGAACTATGTATCTGTTAGATAGCATGAGAAAATTTCAGGATAACTTCTTCAAAAATGGAGCAGTTCCAGGATTAGTACTAAAAAGCCCTAATACACTTTCAGATAGAATTAAAGAAAGAATGTTAACAGCTTGGGCAAATAGATATAATCCAAAAAATGGTGGTAGAAGACCACTTATATTAGATGGTGGATTAGAAGTAGATAGCTTAACTAAAGTAAACTTTAAAGAACTAGACTTCCAACCGTCAATAGCAGCTAATGAGAAAGTAATATTAGAAGCAATGGGTGTACCTCCAATTCTTATGGACGGCGGTAACAATGCAAATATTAGACCTAATCATAGATTGTATTATTTAGAAACAATACTACCTATAGTTAGAAAAATTAGTCATGCTTGTGAAAGATACTTTGGGTTTGAGTTAAATGAGGATGTCCACGGCGTCCCAGCTCTACAACCAGAGTTAAGAGACCAAGCAGCATACTACGCAACACTAGTTAATACAGGTATAATGACACCTAACGAAGTCAGGGAAGCAATGAACATGGAATCAATTGATGGACATGATGATTTAAGAGTACCAGCAAATATAGCAGGTAGTGCAGCTAATCCCGAAGAAGGTGGTAGACCACCTGAGGAAACAGAGGAACAAACAAATGAATAAACCAGCAATTTTAAAACAACTAATGGAATACTTTCAAAAGAAAGGTAAAGTACTTTCAATAGATGAATATAAAGCAGCAACTGACGCTCCAATGCGTTTTATGGCTGCTAAAAGAGCTTTTGGCTCTTGGGCAAGAATGACGCAGATGTTAGAGCATAAAATGCAAATGGATAACGTTAGCATGGAAGCTCCAAAAGCTGCCCCAAAAGCTAAAGCAAAGCCAGCTCCTAAAAAAGCTGAAGTAAAAGGTAAGTAATATGTCAGATAAAATTTTTCATTGGTCATCTACTTTCAAAACACTAGGTGAAGATGATGATGGAAGTGTAAATATCAAAGGATATGCAAGCACTAACGCATCAGACAGAGCTGGTGATTGTATTGACCATGAAGCATGGACTAAAAATGGAGGATTAGAAAACTTTAAAGGTAATCCAATTATTCTATTTAACCATGACTATAACAGACCCATAGGTCGTGCTACTTCACTAGAAGTAAATGACAAAGGCCTCGAGCTTGGAGCTAGAATCTCTAAGTCTGCAGGCGATGTAAAAGATCTTATTAAAGATGGCGTACTTGGAGCATTTTCCGTTGGTTTCCGAGTCAAGGACGCAGATTATCTAAAGGAAACCGATGGATATAAAATAAAGGACGCTGAACTATTCGAAGTGTCTGTTGTGAGTGTACCTTGCAATCAGACCGCAATGTTCTCGATTGCAAAATCATTCGATTCTCAATCAGAATATGATGAATGGAAAGCTGAATTTTCGAAAGAAAGTAAACAGGCTCATGAGATGGAAGCAGTAAATACTGGTGAAATTGATGCGCCACAAGCCGTGGGTAAAACCACTCAACAGGAGAGACATATGTCTACAGAAAAAACTACTCCAAATGCTGAGTTAGACTTAAAAGCGTTCGCGGAAGAGGTGGCAAAATCAACTGCTGCTAAAATCGCAATGCAACAAGCAGAACAAAAAGCAAAAGAAGTAAGCGAAGCTGAAGAAAAAGCTGTTAAACTGGAAACAGAAGTAGCAGAAAAAGAAGCTGAGCAAGAAAAAGTTAAAACAATAGTAACTGCCGGACTTTCAGGAGCTGAACAGCTCGTAAATGACGTTGAAAAACGCGTTTCAGAAAGACAAGGTGATTTAGAATCTGTTGTTAATGAACTACAAAAAGACCTAGCTGATAAAAAAGATGAGATTAACGCAATGCGTGAGTCAAAAAGACATTTTTCAGATAGACAAAACAGTGACTGGCAGAAAGCCTTCCAAAGCGACATTGATGACGCTTGGGTTATGGGACTTGCTACTGGTAAAGGCTGGAATACTAAACTTGGTCAAGGTACTATGGAAAAAGTTAACGCTCATTCAGGCGTTGCTGTTTCATCAGCTGATTTTGAACAAACAGTATCAACGAATATCGAAAGAGATATTCAATTAGAGCTTGTACTAGCACCGTTATTTAGAGAAATCCAAATGACTTCAGCTACACAAATCTTACCAATCATGCCAGATGCAGGGTATGCTGAATTTACAGCTAACCAAGTAGCTTCTGGGTCTTCACCTCATGGAAACTTAGAGGAAAGAGGAGATACATATGATGGTACGTATTCAGGTATTGATTTAACTGAAAGAACTCTATCAACTAAAAAACTTATTTCACAATCATACTTAGGTAATGAAACTGAAGAAGATGCAATCCTACCGATTCTTCCTTTAATTAGAGAATCTATCGTTAGGTCTCATGCAAGAGGTATTGAAAACGCACTACTATTGGGTAACCATGCAGACGGCGTTTATGGTACATCTGGAGCAGCTTTTGAAGGACTAGTCACAATGGCTGGTGCTAACAAAACTCAATCCGGTACTGCTTTTGCATCAGAATCTTTAACAGCTACAATGTTATTGAATGCTAGAAAGAAAATGGGTAAATGGGGCATGAATCCTAGAGATGTAATTTACGTTGTGAATTCAACAGAATACTTCAACCTATTATCAGACGCAGAGTTCCAAGATGTTAACTTAGTTGGCAACATGGCAACAAAACTAAATGGTGAAATCGGAGAAGTCTTCGGCTCAAGAGTAATCGTATGTGATGAGTGGAAAGCTCCAGCTGTAGGCAAATTCTTTGCTTTAGCTGTCAATACGAAGAACTTTGTAATGCCTAGATTAAGAGGTGTTACTATCGAGTCTGACTACGAAGTAGCAAATCAAAGAAGAGTATTAGTCGCTTCGCAAAGACTAGGTTTTACAGACCTTATCGATGCTTCAACAGCGTGTCATACACTTCAGTATAAAGCTAGTTAATAGTTTTATCGAAATTACGTGGTGGGGGCAACTCCACCACACTTTTTAAGGAAAATATATGGCAAACTTAGTTACATTACAGCAATATAAAGACTTCGCGGGGTTGCAAGGAGTGCAAACCGACGCTCGTATTAACGTTATAATTGAACAAGTTTCCCAACTAGTCAAAACTTATTGCGGAACTACTATAATAGATTTTGCATCGACTGACAAAACAGAATACTTTAATATATCAGATGACCATGTAGATAGAATAATTCTAGCTGAGTCTCCTCTTATTTCAGTATCACAAGTACAAGAAAGAACAACACAAGCTGACGCATATGTTACACTAATCACAGAAAATTCTGACAGTAGTGGTAAATATGAATATATTGTAGATACCGATTCTGATAGTATTGTACGAACAAATAGTACAGGTCATAAAAATTGGGCAAAAGGAATCAAGGCTATAAAAGTAGTTTATAGAGCTGGATATACAAGTACCCCTGCAGATTTAAAATTAGCAATATTTGATTTAATTAAATACTATTTAAAAGACGAAAGAAAAGAAAGAATGAGTATTCAAGGTGCTTCAATAGAAAGTCAAATATCTACAAGTTTAAGAAATAATATAGGCTTTCCAGATCATATTAAGCGTGTTCTTGATATGTATAAGATATATAGCTAATGGCTCAAAAAAATGTAGTAGATTACTTTAATAAGTTATATACTTCTGAATCTAGAAAAATACCTCAATTAATAGGAGTATCAAATACTACAAATATAGTAGATGTTACTTGGAGAGTTAGTGAAGTTACGGCTCAATTTAAAAAAGCTATAACGGAAGTGCTTAATCCTTTAGTAAAAAGTGGAGCAATAGAATCAGATTTTATTACAGGAGAGGTTACAGATAAAAAAATAAAAGATGCAGTAACAAATACTATAGCAGATATAAAAAGAGGTGGAGGAGGTTACTCTAGAGCGCTTCAATTAAATGCTTGGAATGTTAGTGTAAAACCTGGAACTTATTACTTAAGAAGAGCAAAAGGTGGAGTTGGAATAACATTTAGGTTTATTAGTTCTGGAAAAGGAACTGGAACTGGAGCAAATGATACTAGAATCAGAGCTGTAGCTACAGGTATGAGAGATGGTATTTATGAAAATTGGGTAAGAAAATCAGAAGATTTTTTTAATAAAATGCCAAAGACAGGAAGAGCAACCAAAGTTAGGAAAACTATAACAGATAATACACAGATTGCTCATGAAAAACAAACAACAAAAGGAGCTTTAGCATTAGGTTTATTAAGAAAAAATAAACCCTCTGTAGTACTAAATGGCTTTATTACAGTTACTGATGTAGCTGACCAAATAGAAAACAATATATCGTTAGATTATGCTAGAAATTTTAAGAAAAAGAAATCAGGAAGATTCAGTTTTAGATATTTTATAGAAACAAGTATTAGAAAAAATGCTAAAGGATCTGAAGATAGTGATATAACAAATATAAAACAAAAAGAAGTAAAGAAAGCTGTAAACGATTTATTTGTAAAACAGTATGGAATAATAGGAGCAACTTTAAGAAAAATAAGTGGTAGTGATACTATAGATAGGCAAATAGTAGATGGAACTATTACTGACATAATGAAGCCGCTTACTAAGTCTGGAAGACCAGACATGAGATTTAAAGTTAATAAAAAAGCAAAACCTTTTAGAGCAAAAAAAGATAGCTTTAAAGGTAAAAGAGCCAAAGGCTTCAGTCCAAAAACAGCAACAATAGGAGTAGCTATAGCAGGTACTAGCTTAAGGAGACCCGAGAAAAAGAAAAGAAATGATAGTGCAAACCTATTAAAAGTAGAAACATTAATTAATAAAAGACTACCAGCAGAAGTCAGAAGAAATATGGGAAGACCAGCACTAATAAATCAGACTGGTAGATTCTCAAATAGTGTAGAATTAGAAAGGTTAAGAGAAACAGCAGGAGGAATAAGTGGAGAGTATACTTATTTATTAAATCCCTATCAAACTTTTGAAAATGAAGGCTCAAAAAGATGGCCATCAGGGTATAATCCAAAGCCTCTTATAACTAAAAGCATAAGAAATTTAGCAATACAATATACTGAACAAAAGTTTACTCAACTTATTAGGAGATAAAAATGGCATCACAATACAGAACGGCAAGAAAGAAAATAGTTGATGCACTAGTAAAACAAATACAATTGATTGATGGAAACAATCCTTTTAACTCAAATGTATTTAATAATGTTCATTCAGGAATGGTATTTTTAGACCAAATCCAAGAATACCCGAAAGTTTGCGTGGTATCAGGGGATGAAACTAGAGAATATCAACCAAATGAATTTAAGTGGAGATTCATGAGTCTAGACATAAGAGTTTATGTTGAAGACCAAGAAGACCCGCAAGAGGTCTTAGCTACTTTGATGGAAGACATCGAAAGAGTAATAGACAACAATGATGTTTTGACTTACGATGATACTGTAAGTCCAAACTTAACAACGACTTCCTTAACTTTACAGTCACTATCGACCGATGAAGGAGTTTTATCTCCTTTAGGTATTGGTGAAATGACTTTAGAGTGTAGGTACTAAAAGAAATTACAAACTGATAAATATCTAGATTTGTACTTTCAAAGAAAATAATAGGAGAAAGCAATGGCTTTAAATCTATCAAGAAATACTAAAGTATTTGTAAGCTCTGTAAAT